GTTCGTCAGTACGACATCAACAACGACCGTATGCCTTGCCGTATTGACGTGCTGTATGGCTTTAGCACCATTCGTCCACAGATGGCTTGCCGCATCTGGGGTTAAATTGAATGCCCCTTCGGGGGCTTCATTTCGTAACATTTTTTAAGGAAAATTATCATGGCATTACCTAATGGCGCAGGCGGTTACCAAGTTGGTGACGGCAACCTGGCAGAAATTCAACTAAACACCCAAACCACCCCAGCAACGGCAACTGTCACGGCAACGTTGACAACTGCCCAATTGCTAAACGGTATCATTTTGGGCACTCCCACTACAACCGCAGCGGCTTACACACTGCCTTTGGCTACTGATCTGGACGCAGTTGTGACCAGCGCCAAAGTCAACAGCAGCTTTGATTTTGTGGTGATTAACACTAACGGTTCCGGCGGCGGCGTGATTACCATCACGACCAACACCGGCTGGACGATTGGTTCGTCAGGCTCACAAGGCTTGATGACCGTCACCACCGCTGGCACTGCTCAAAAGTACCGCGCAGTTAAATCTGGCGACGGCGCTTGGGCTTTGTACCGCGTTGCCTAAACTCAAATGGGGCTTCGGCCCCATTTACTAAGGAAACAATATGCCAAATACAAAATCTATCGGTGTCGCTTTTGAAGACCAGCAGCTTGACGGCGCGGTGATGGGTAAGTCAGGTGGTACTGCCGGATTTTTCGGTGCTACCCCTACCAACCAACTCGCGGCGCTCACTTCGTTGAACTTCTCGACTCTCACCACTGCAACCGTCGGCGCTTTGACCACCTCGCAGATTTCTGCCCTGCAAACTAATGTCAATGGCATTATTACGGGTCTGAAGTCTTTGGGGATCATGGCTTCGTAAACAAAAGGGGGCCACAAGCCCCCTTTTCAGTATGGAAATTTACCTTTCTCACCCCGTTCATGGCCGCAAAGTGGCGACTATGGAGCTTGAAGCAGCCTATGATGAAACAAACGGCTGGACACGATATACTCTGGATACGCCCGAAGTCACCGAGGCGGCTCCTGTTAACGCACTGGAAGTAAAGCGCCGTCGTAGAACCGAAACTGAAGGAGCCTAGTCATGGCGACATACACCGCTGGCGATCAGATTAACCGAGCCCTTCGATTGCTTGGCGTGCTGGCTGAAGGCGAGACTACTTCTGCGTCAGTGTCTGAAGACTCCCTAACGGCGCTCAATCAGATGATTGATAGCTGGAATACCGAACGTCTGTCGGTGTTCAGCACCCAAGATCAAATGTTTACCTGGCCTGCGGGCTTTATCAACCGTACTCTTGGCCCAACAGGCGACTTTGTGGGCAACCGCCCCGTGCTGCTAGATGACGCAACCTACTACCGCGACCCAAGCACCAACGTCAGTTTTGGCATTAAATTCATTAACCAGCAACAGTACAACGGTATTGCTGTGAAGACGGTAACTTCCACTTACCCACAAGTTATTTTTGTCAACATGACATATCCTGATATTGATATGTACATCTATCCCAAGCCTACGCAAGACTTGGAGTGGCACTTTATCAGCGTTGAAGAGTTGACCCAGCCTGCTAACTTGGCGACTAACATTTTGTTCCCGCCGGGTTACTTGCGTGCTTTCACATACAACTTGGCTTGCGAGATCGCGCCTGAGTTTGGCGTAGAGCCCAGCCCCCAAGTGCAGCGCATTGCTATGACCAGCAAACGCAACCTGAAGCGCATCAACAACCCTGACGATGTGATGTCTATGCCTTACTCACTTGTGGCGACTCGGCAGCGGTTTAATATCTATGCGGGTAACTACTAATGAAGACGCCGATTCTTGGGTCGGCCTACGTTGCCCGCAGTATCAACGCTGCGGACAACCGCATGGTCAACCTGTTCCCAGAAGCCATCCCCGAAGGTGGTAAAGAACCTGGCTTTCTGAATCGTGCCCCTGGCCTAGAGTTTCTACAGACCGTGGGCACCGGCCCAATTCGGGCGCTGTGGGCGCACCAAATTAACGGCAGCAGCTTCTATGTTGTCTCTGGCGTTGAAGTCTACAAACTAACTAGCTTGACCGCTACGCCGATATTGTTGGGCATTGTGTCTGGCACGGGGCCGGTGTCCATTGCAGATAACGGGACACAAATATTTTTTGCTTGTAATCCTGACGGGTTTATCTACAACAAATCAACTAACGTATTTGCACAGATTACTGATCCTGACTTTACTGGCGCGGTAACCGTTACTTACTTGGATGGTTACTTTGTTTACAACGAGCCTGACAGCCAAATAATTTGGGTAACGCAACTGTTAGATGGCACTTCAATTGACCCGTTGGACTTTGCTAGTGCAGAGGGTTCTCCAGATGGTGTGGTAGGGCTTATTTCCGATCACCGCGAACTATGGGTATTTGGCACTGATTCGGTGGAAGTCTGGTACGACACGGGCGGCACTGATTTCCCGTTGCAGCGCATCCAAGGCGCGTTTAACGAAATCGGTTGCGTTGCAGCGTTCTCAATCGCCAAGCTGGACAACGGCCTGTTTTGGCTGGGCACAGACGCCCGTGGGCAAGGCATCGTCTACCGTGCCAACGGCTATACCGGCGTTAGGGTTTCTACTCATGCCATTGAATACGCCATAGCCCAATACGGCAATATTGCGGATGCTATTGCGTACACTTACCAGCAGGAAGGCCATGCTTTCTATGTGTTGACGTTCCCTTCCGCTAACGCCACTTGGGTATACGATGTATCTACCCAAGTCTGGCACGAACGCGCTGGTTTTGACAGCGGCGAGTTTATGCGGCACCGCAGCAATTGCCAATGTAACTTTGGTGGCAATATTATTGTTGGTGACTTTGAGAACGGCAACATTTATGCGTTTGACTTGGATGTGTACGCTGACAACGGCGGTATTCAAAAATGGTTGCGCTCATGGCGGGCGCTGCCAACCGGCCAGAACAACTTAAAGCGCACGGCGCATCACAGCTTGCAACTAGATTGCGAGACAGGTGTAGGGCTTAACGACGGCCAGGGCAGCGACCCGCAAGTAATGCTGCGCTGGTCAGACGACGGCGGCCACACTTGGAGCAACGAACACTGGTCACCAATTGGCAAAATTGGTGCGTATGGTCATCGAACTTTTTGGCGTCGGCTGGGTATGACGTTAAAGCTGCGTGATAGGGTCTATGAACTCTCAGGCACCGATCCCAACAAAATAGCAATCATGGGCGCGGAATTGATACTCAGCCCAACTAACGCTTGATATGGCTACAGGCAACGAAACCCAGATTACGCCCCCGCGTGTTCCACTTACGGACGAGCGCACGGGCGCAGTCTCGCGTGAATGGTATCGTTGGTTTTACAGCCTGTACACTTTTACTGGGTCGGGAACAGGGGTTCTCCCCGTCACTTCTGGCGGCACTGGTTTAAGCACAATCCCAAGTAACGGCCAACTATTAATTGGCAATGGCACAGGGTATAGCTTAAACACGTTGGGCACTAGCGCTGGCATTTCCGTCACCAACGGCTTGGGCACAATTGTTGTTGCCAATACGGGTGTCTTGTCCAACATTGCGGGTTCGGGTATTTCAGTGTCCAGCGCAACGGGAAATGTCACTATTGCCAACACTGGCGTGCTGTCTTTCTCGGCGGGCACTACAGGACTGACCCCCGCCACGGCTACCACGGGCGCTGTGACGCTGGCTGGCAAGCTGGTCATAGCCAACGGCGGCACGAATAGCATATCTACACCAACCGCAGGCGCTGTCCCCTACGGTACGGGTACGGCTTACGCATTTACCGTTGCTGGCACGGCTGGTCAAGTGTTAACCAGCGCTGGTGCAAGTGTACCTACTTGGACAACACCAACAACTGGCACAGTCACCTCGGTGGCGGCTACTGTCCCATCGGTTTTGTCCATATCTGGTAGTCCAATTACGACATCTGGAACATTAGCAATTACCTATTCGGGTACAGCATTGCCTGTTGTTAATGGAGGTACAGGTGTTACAACTTCAACCGGCACAGGTAACACAGTTCTTTCTACCAGCCCTACATTTACAACATCAATTGGATCAAGTGCAGCTTTTAATGCTTTTGAACAAGCAACATCATTAACAATTGGTTATACAACTGCATCAGGGACTACAACTACAAATATCAATACTGCTGGCGGAGGTTCAGGAACTAAAACCATTAACATTGGTGGTGGTGGTACTGCTGGACAGACTACAGTTATTGGTATTGGTACTCCAAACGGGGGAACAAGTACAGTAAGTTTGTACGGTCACACTGTTATTGAAGGTGTTACTTCTACGGGTGCTACAGGTACTGGCAAGTTAGTCTACGACACTAGCCCTACCTTGGTTACTCCTGCATTAGGCACACCATCTTCCGCTACCCTGACCAACGCTACAGGCTTGCCACTTACCACTGGTGTTACAGGTACGTTGCCTGTTGCTAATGGAGGTACAGGTACATCTACTGCTTTTACAACTGGGTCAGTTGTATTTGCTGGTGCGTCTGGTCTATATTCTCAAGATAATTCTCAGTTATTTTGGGATGACACTAACAACCGCCTTGGCATTGGAAACGCATTGCCTGGGGCATCACTTGATGTTACTGGTAACATTCGACTATCGGCTGCAAGTGCAAATATTGAATTTAATAACGGTGGAGCAATGGTGTATAGCCCTGCGGGTAATACACTAAGTTTTGCCACAGGTGGTGGGGTTTCTAGTCCGGTAGAGAGATTTCGTATTGCATCGGCAGGGCAGTGGGGCATTGGTGGTGCTACCTATGGAACCGCTGGTCAAGTATTTACTTCTGGTGGTGCTAGTGCAGCGCCAACTTGGACAACGCCTACTACAGGCACAGTTACATCTGTTACCGGCACGGCTCCGGTGGTGTCTAGCGGCGGTAATACTCCCGCCATCAGCATGGCTGCGGCATCGACTTCAGCCAACGGATACCTAACTTCTACTGATTGGAATACATTTAACGGTAAACAAGCTGCTGGGTTGTATGCAACATTAACAGGCACTGAAACATTACAAAATAAGACGCTTGACAACACCAACACGGTTACGTTAAAAGATACGTTGTTTACGCTGCAAGATGATGCAGACACAACAAAGCAAGCGCAGTTTCAGTTGTCTGGAATTGCAGCCGCAACGACAAGCACATACACATTACCCGCTACCACTACGACCTTGGCTGGATTGGGAACTACGCAAACATTTTCAGGAAATATTACATTCTCTGGCAACGTGTCGAATACAAGTTCGGCATTTACCCGCACAGCTACAACTCAAGCGTGGCTTGATGGCTCAATGACCACTGGCACATGGATAGTCGGTGGAACTGCCCAAACCGGCGCTATTACGTTGGGTCGGTCTACTGGAGCGCAGACGCTTAACCTTGCAACTGGCGCAACCACTGCCGCTACAACCAAGGCAATCAATATTGGAACCGCAGGTGTAAGCACTTCCACCACAACTATCACATCAGGCTCATCGGTAGCAGGCGCGTTGGTTACCCACACATGGAATGCTGGCTCTAACAACATGACGTTGAATAGCAGCGGTAACCTAGGTATTGGCGGTGCAAATCTTGGAGCAAAAATTAGCCTGTATGGCGGTATTCGTTTTTCGTCAACCGAAACCGCTGCCACTACCTATACGGGCATTGGAAGCCTTGTATCCGACACTGTAAGCATTAGCACCACTGGTACACAAAGAGTGGTTGTTGATACCGTCGGTAACGTAGGGATAGGAAATAGTTCCCCTGCGGTTAGATTAGATGTTACTGGTGGCATTAATTTATCAGGCCAATTGATGGCTGGAACAAGTGGGTCTGTTTACTCACCAGTAGTTAGCGCTGCGTATGTCTCGGGTACAAGCAACTTGTATATGCGTAATTTATCTGGCGTTAACCGGATTGATAGCTACAACGATCCAATTACAGCAACTTATCCTTTCCAATTAAACGCATCAACAATGGCGTTTCAAATTGCGGACTCTACAAAAGTTACCCTTGATACAAATGGTAATTTAGGAGTGGGTACAACATCTCCAAATGCCTCCGCAATCTTAGACGCACAAAGCACCACTAAGGGTGTTCGTATGCCTAATATGACTACAACGCAAAAGAATGCGATTGCTACTCCCGCCGCAGGCTTAATGGTGTTTGATACCACTCTTGCAAAACTTTGTGTTTATTCTGGTGCTGCATGGCAGACCATTACTTCTGTTTAAAAAACTATGACTACATACAACTGGAAAATTGTGCAATGTGACCGACTCACAGCAGACGGTTTTATCCAAACAGCCCATTGGACTTGCAACGCTGTTGACGGTGAATATTCTGCTTACAACTACGGCACTTGTGGCTTTGCTGTTGCAACCCCTGCTATCCCCTATACTAGTGTGACTGAGCAGGATGTATTAGGCTGGTGCTGGGCAGGCGGCATTGACAAGGACGCAATTGAGGCCAGTCTTGCAGCACAAATTGAAAAACAAAAGAATCCGGTAAGCGCCACTGGCGTACCGTGGTAACAACAACCTGTTGCTGGAGTAACAGATGGACGATTTGCAAATAGATATGCGCCAAAAGGTTGAGGCTTTGCAAGCAGAACTTTTAAAACTTCCGCAATATGAGCCAATTACCAAACATACGTTTCATGGCGGGATGTATTGCCGTGAAGTATTCCGTGAGGCTGGTATTTTAATTGTGGGCAAGGTTCATAAAAAAGAGCATTTTTATCTTGTTGCTGGTGGCACTGTGGCAATTACAACTGATGAAGGTGTGCAGTTTGTAACAGGGCCGCATTTACTATGCAGCAAGCCTGGCACCAAACGGGCGGTTTACGCTGAAACAGACGCATTGTGTATGACGTTTCATTGCGTAGAATCAACCAATGTAGAAGATGCGGAAGCTGAATTAGTAGAAGACGCCCCCGAATCCATGTTTGGCGTTGGAAATCAAATCAAAGTGAAGGAATTAACATGACATTCTTATTTGCCGCAGGCGGCGCTGCTTTGGGGATGGCTGGCGTTGGCGGCTTAACTTTAGCTTCTGGTGCAGGGCTTGGTCTTGGGTTAGGTTCTGCGCTTAACGCATCTAGAGCTTCTGGACAAGCCGCAAGCACACAAGCGGCTGCTGCTGACCGTGCGGCTGCGCTTCAAAAAGAAATGTTTGACCAGCAGATGGCGGGGCAAGAGCCATTTCGCCAAGCTGGTCTTACAGGTCAAAACCGTTTAATGGAGTTGTTGGGCCTTGGCGGCAACGCTGGCGCAGCGGGGTACGGCAAGTACGGTAGAGACTTTAGCATGGCAGACTACCAAGCAGACCCAGGTTACGCATTCCGTTTAAGTGAAGGCCAAAAAGCACTTGATCGTCAAGCCGCTGCAAGAGGTGGCTTGATCTCCGGCGGGGCTTTAAAGGCCGCAACGCGCTACGGTCAAGACATGGGCTCACAAGAGTACCAGAACGCCTTTAACCGCTACCAGACAAGCCGTTCAAACCAACTCCAGCCGCTGGGCAACTTGATGTCTATGGGGCAGTCTGCGGCGTCTAATCAGGGCACAGCAGCGGGGAATTACGGCACTAACGCTGGGCAAGCGTACATGGCTAGTGGGCAAGCAACTGCCGCAGGCCAACTAGGCGCTGCAAACAGCTTGGCAAGCGGACTGCAAGGCACCGTAAGTGCATACCAAAACCAGCAAAACTTTACTGATTTCTTAAACCGTCAACCAAACTATGGCGCTCAAACTAGCTATAACACTCAGTATTTGCCGCCTCAGTATTACAG